AGCATGGTAAGTAAAGTAGAGCAAGATAATGCTATCTTAAATGATGCTTCTTGTAAGTTTATAGGTAATCCAAAGGTTACTGCTAAATTAAGAACTACACCAAAACAAGGTTCTGGTGTTGAAGGCAACTTCATTCTTAATCCTGATGACAGTATGCTTGGTTATGACTACCTATCATCTACATTAGTTCCAAGCGACCTTACAAAAGGTAATGCTTCTAACTTATCAGCAATGGTATTTGGTGACTTTAGTCAGCTAATGCTTGGATTCTGGTCTGGTGTTGACGTAATTGTCGATCCATACACAGGTTCAACAGCAGCTACAACTAGATTAGCGTTCTTCCAAGACTTAGACATAGCTCTAAGACACGATGATGCTTTCTCAGTGTGTAAAGACATTGTTACTACTTAATTAAGTTTTAACTTAGTCTAGGGCTTCTTCGGAAGCCCTTTTTTATGGGCTTTTATTGTATAAGTATAAAAAAGTATACTTTTTTGCATAAAAGTATTGTATTTATGTTTTTTTGCACTTAGTATACTTATATCGGCTTGAGAGTTAAACGATACAAAACTAGAAGATAACTCTACTGAGACAAGATTCAGACCACATTGTCACCGAAAGGGTTCTGGTTTCTTAAAGACACTATGAAAGTATTGATTACTTATAGTAAGTATTCGATAGCAACAACCCAGAGGACTTAGTAATATTTCCCTATATGGTTTTAGTAGTAAAGGTGAGCTATCGAATATGTCCTTGTAGTATTTATCATGTAAATCTAAAAATTTCACTAATTGAAGTAACAGTAAATTAGAGATGTGAGCTTGGTAGCAAAACACAACGGCAGTTGTTAGAAATAATTACCTCATATGTCTTTAAGGATTTAGCTCTGTAACTGTTTGAAGCGTTTTTGAATGTCAGCACTAGAGAAGTAGCAATACGGAAGCGATTTTGAAATAGCACTTAAGATAACAGTTACGTTCTTCGGTTTCTATTGACTTGGTAACACCATAGTTTAATAAACTAGAACATTAGAAACCATTAGGGCTACTTCGGTAGCCCTTTTTTTATGTATGTATTAGATGATAAGTATAAAAAAGTATACTTTTTTGCATAAAAGTATTGTATCTGTCTCTGGTTTTGGTATTATTTAGTTATGGAGATATTAAATATGAAAAAAATAACAACTACTAGAGAGCTTTTAAATAAATATGCTGGATATTCTGATGTCGAATTATTACGACAAGAAACTAATAAAATAGATTTGAGTGTATATATGCGAATTGGCTTTTGGACAATAAATGAAATTCTTGCTGTCTTAGCAGTCAGAAAAGATTTAAAAGATATGAATTGTACATATGTAAAATATGACGAAGGTAAAAAAAGATTTACTTATTAAGGAGAGGTGGATTAACAGCCACCCTTTAGTAAGAGATAACAAGATCGGTTTTACAAGGGCTACTTCGGTAGCCCTTTTTTTATGTATAATGGAAATATGAGTGATACAAAAATTAAATTCGTGTTCAATCAAACTTACTACTATGGTGGTAAGAAATACCAATCAGGTGATTCCATACAGATACCAAAAAAAGATATAGCCCAATGGAGTGATCTCGAATTTGGTGAAGTATATAAACCTAAAGTAAAAAAGGATAAATGATGGAAGTAGTAGCTACAAGAAAGGTTTGCTATAACGGCACTTGGTATAATTCAGGTGACAGTTTTATTTGTAACCCTAAAGACTACGATGGCTTAGAACCAGCAGGTGTAGAAGCAGTCAAAGGCAAAAGCAAAGCTAAATCAGATAAAGCAGCAAAGAATATTAAAACAAGATAATGGCGCTAGAATCAGCACAAGACTTGTTGAACTTCTTTGATACAGATACACATGGCTCGACAGGCACAGTTACAATCAATGGCAGTGCATCATCAATTAAGGTCATTATCAATAAAGAATATTTTGCTATTGCTGGTGAATCTGTCGATATTGATGGCACACAACCAGTAGCAACTTGTCGATCTTCAGATGTCACAGGGATAGACACAGCAGACACCATAGCTATTGATGGTGTAACATATAACATCGTCAATATACAGCCAGACGGCACAGGCATGACGATGCTCATATTACAGGACTAATTATGTTAAAAAATTTACTAAGTACAATCGCACCAGCATTAGGTACAGCACTAGGATCACCACTGGGTGGTGCAGCCGTCAGCATGATAGCTGAGAAGTTAGGTGTACCAAACAATCAAAAATCAGTTGAGAAAGCTATACAATCAGCCACACCAGAACAGTTACTTGAACTTAAAAAGGTAGAAAAAGATTTTGAAGTAAAAATGAAAGAGCTAGAGGTTGATGTCTTTAAGCTTGAGACACAAGACACACAAGACGCAAGAAAGACTTTTGCTAAAGACTGGACATCTAAATTTATGGGTTTGATAGTTATTGGTGGCTTTATGGGCTACATCTTTTTAGTGACTATACAACCACCAGAACAGAACTCAGAAGCCTTGATTAACCTAGTCTTAGGTTATTTGGGTGGTTTAGCTTCAGCCGTAATATCTTTTTACTTTGGTGCATCGCATAAAAACGATAAAGAATAATGGCACACAAAAGACAACAGATTAGAGAACGAGTAGCAACAACCCTTACAGGTTTGTCTACCACAGGCTCTAATGTCTTTCAGAGCAGGGTTTATCCTATTGAGAACACCAAACTGCCCTGTTTGTTGATCTACACCAGAGAAGAGACTTCTGAGCCTCTAACAACAAACCCACCAAGAGCAATAGAAAAGATATTGTCTTTAGTGATTGAGGCTTATGTCAAAGCAAATGCTAACTACGATGACACTATAGACACTATTACAGAAGAAGTAGAAGAAGCATTATATGGCGATAGATTGATCAATAATCTAGCTTTAGACAGTTTTTTAGTTAATACTGACATTAGTTATAACGGAGAAGGTGATAATCCGTTAGGAATTGTTGTAATGACATTTCAAATCACTTATCATCATACAGAAGGAAGTATTTAATTATGGCAACATTTTCAGGTTCAGCAGGTGTAGTTAAAGCAGGTGGTAACGCTATTGGTGAAATTAGATCATTTACTGTCGACCAAACAGGTGACACAGTAGAAGATACAGCAATGGGCGATGCAGCAAGAAGTTATAAAGCTACCCTTAATACATTCACAGCTTCAGTGGATGCGCTATTCGATGACACAGATACAGCGCAAACAGCAATGACTATTGGCGCAAGTCTAGCATTTTTGTTTCAACCAGAAGGCAGTGGGTCAGGTGCATATCAACTATCAGGCACAGGTCTGATAACTGGTATCTCACAAACCCAAAGTTTTGATGGTTTAGTAGAAAGGTCATTTACAGTACAAGGTACTGGCGCATTAACTATCGGCACTGTCTAGTATTGAAAGCAATAGAACGAGCTAAAGCGCACTTTAATACCCTTGAGGTCAAGAAGATTATCGTGCCTGAATGGGGTGACGATGATGCACCCCTTGAAATCTATGCCAAGCCCTTAACCCTACAAGAAACATCTAAGCTCTATGCAATGTCAAAAGACAATGAGATGACAATGTTAGCTTATGTCTTAATCTACAAAGCCTTAGACAATAATGGCGATCAAATCTTTTCTTTAGAGGACAAACAAACACTACTTACTAAAGTAGATCGTAATGTCCTTATCAGAGTATCTAACGAAATCATGGCTGAGAAGTCACCTGAAGAAGTAAAAAAAAGTTAGCCGAAGATCACAACCTTTATAACCAACTTCAATTAGCCGAGCTTTTAGGCAAATCTCTACATGAGATTCAGCAAATGTCCATAGAAGAATACCAATTATGGACAGCTTACTTTAGAATAAAAGCAGAAAGACAAAAAAATGGCTAGTCAAAGTTATAAAATTCTCATATCTGCAAAAGATAAAGCTAGTGCATCCTTTAAAAATCTCAACAAGGTAGCAGGAACTACTGGTAAATTAGTTGGTGGTTTGGCTAAAGGTGTAGCTACAGCGACAGTTGCTTTAGCAGCAGCTTCAGTAGCAGTAGCAGCAGTAGCTAGAAGTTCGTTTGAGTTTGCTGATGCTATCGGCAAAGTTTCAACTAGAACAGGCATAGCCACAGACACAGTACAAGCCTTCCAAATCGCAGCTGTAGAATCTGGCTCATCCGTAGAGATAGCCAACAAATCACTAGAAAAATTTACTAGATCAGTTGGTGATGCACAAAGAGGTCTTAAAACCCAAGCAGACATATTTAAAGACTTGGGTGTTTCCATAGAAGATGCTAATGGCAACACAAAGAGTATGGATGTCTTGTTGCGAGAAGTCTCAGACGGCATGGCAGGACTTAAATCACAATCTGAAAAAGCTACAGTAGCAGCTAATTTATTTGGTCGTGCTGGTATACAAATTGTTGATATTTTAGACAATGGTGGCGCTGCCTTTGATGCTTATATAGACAAAGCCAAAGCCTATGGTTTAGTACTAAGCGAAGAGGGTATAAGAAAGTCAGAAAAGTTTAACGACACTTTGGCTTTTATTACACGACAGTTTAAGACAGCTACAGCAGCAATCTCTATAGCGTTCTTGCCTATATTGCAGAATCTAGCCACTACTTTCAAAGAAGTTACAGCATCCACTGTAGTAGGTAAAGATGGTGTTATGGAATTTGGGGAAAGTATCAGAGACATAGTTCTAAAACAAGTTGATGGCTTTATTAAAGGTTTTGGAGACTTCCTTGATGCTATACATAATGTCCGTAAAGGTTTAGTGCAGTTTGCTGTTGATGTAGAGCGCAAATTTTTAGAAACAGAACTCGCAACGCTTAAATTCAGAAAAGGCATGGACATCTTGGGTCTTGCAACAAAAACTTTTGATGCGCTAATAAGAGCCACCAGCACAGCACTCGAAGAAAATTCTAACAAAATGAAGGTGTTTGATGCACAAAATAAATCGAGTGGTGACACAGTCAGAAAGTTTGGCAACGATTTACAAAAACATTTTGTCAAAGTCTTGGGTGAGGGTGATGAGGAAGCAACTAATTTGATAGACAGCTATGAAGCCATGATCAATGGTTTCAAAGAAACAGATGTCACAGATATAGCTGCACCATTAGAAAAGTTTAGAAGTGAACTTAATGAATTTAGTGAACAAACATTCAAAGATAACCTTATAGTCAAAGGCTTTAAAGATGCTGAAGATGCTTTGGTAAATTTTGTCCAAACTGGAGAACTCAATTTTAAAAACATGGTTGACAACTTCATCAAA